AGCCAGTTCATTGCCGGGCCTCAAAGTAACTCCGAGAGATGGTGTCTGAGCCGCAAGATAATCACTGAGTTGCGCTTGCAGACTTGCCCGATAAGACACCATACGCTCGGCTACCAGCTCATTGGCGCGGGTTGTGAGCTGCGTTGATGTCATCGGCCTTCCAGCCTCTCGCGCTTGGTTAAACTCGCGGGTGAGATGCGAGTTAACGTAGGCATAGGCAGCCTGCGCCTCTTTCGACTGCTCGTCTGTAGCTGCCGCCGCTCTGTTGAAACCGAATGCCGCAGCAACTGCATCATCGACTAGAGCCAAGCTTTCCCTTGACTCGGTCTGAATGCCATCAGCCATGGCCTTCCAATCTTGCTGAGACAGATCGCCGATGTTGTTGTTCAGATCCTGCATCGTGAGCGTGCCAGCCAGCTGCTTTTGATACAGCGTGGTGAACACGGCAGAATTGGTCTGATTTGCAAACGGACCTACTGCATCCGGATTGCGGTGCGTGTCGAGCGTCTTGCGCCGATCGGGCGTCAAGAAGTTCTGGCGATCAAGCGCACTGGTCACCGCATCCTGGTACTGCTTGCCAGTGATCGGTTGATCTGGGCTGATGCCGGCGAGAGCCAAAGCTTGAGGGTTTGCAGCCTGCAAGCGCTGGGTCAGATCCAGGCTGGCAGGAGCCTTGGGATCGACGCCGAATGCCGAATTGTATAGGTTCTCATTCGCCAGGTTGGTTGCGGCAATTTGTTCGACCCTTGCCTCATCCATTGCGCCGTCAAGCTTGTTGGCCGTGGTGACAGCGCTGGCCAAGGCGTTGATCGCAACATCTGGCCGAGCCATGCGCAGCACAGACAGGGTGTACGACGCGTCAGGGCCAAGACCAGACAGCTCTGCTGCCTCAGCTGAAGTCATCAGGCCAGCGTCAACCTGGGCTTGGTACTCTAGAGCCTTGCTTAGTGCGATTGCCCTGGCAGGATCTGATCGAACGTAGCCAGCGGTCACGTTGTCTACGATCTTGCCAAGCAGCTCTGAGTTTACCGCTGCGCGGGTTTCCTCAGTCATAATGCCATTTGCGACACTTGCCTGCAGTTCTGCGTCTTGGCTCGTCAGCAGCATGGCCGCCAGCTCAACCGGGGTGTTCGGGTCTGAGAGCTGGTTGACCATCGACTCCTGGCGTGCCTTGGCCGCTGCAGCTGCACGCGCCTTGATGCGGGTCTCAATGGCATCGCGCAGCTGGAACCGCAACGTCAGTTCCTGCTGATTGAACCGCGCGTTGAAGGCATCCGTCATCGATCGGCTGGACAGCCCATCGGCTAGACGCTCACGCATGTCCTTGGTCTGCACCTGCCAAGCGCCGGTGCCTTTTTCGTTGATCACATCGCCAAGGCGCCCGTTCTCTTTCAGGCTTTCGGCCAGCGTGCGCATCTCTTCTTCGGCTGCAAGCATGGCTTCGTTGTACTGCACCTCGGCCTCGGCCTTGGCGCGCACAAGTGCATAGTCGCCAATCCCCTTCATGGCCGAGCTGAAGACCTCGCCCTTGGCCAAGGCAGCTTGCACGAATGGCTGTGCATTCATTCGCGCCTGGATGCGAGATCCTGGGGCTTCGTTGGTGGCTTGAGCCTGAGAGCGGAAGATTGGAATTCTCATTGTCACCCACCAAACAGTTTGTATTCGTAGCCGATCTGTGCAGCCTGTCCGACACTGCCAATCAGGCTGGCTTTGCCAGACGAGCGCAGGCCGGCAGCCTGTGCGCCACCTTCCATGCGTGACAGCTCGGCATTCAGCCTGGCCGTCTCTTGCTGGTCAGAGATCTGCATGTTGGCAATCTCGCGGTTGAACTCAGCCACGTCTTGCTCGTACTGGAATTCACGCGCGTTCTCCCGAAGGATCTGCAGCGGAGAGCCTTGCGAGATGTCGATGCCGGCAAAGCCAAAGCCAGCCTTTACGGCGCCCTGCACATCACGCTCAAAGGCTTGGCGAGAGCGCTGCGCATCGACCAGGAAGTTGGCGTTGAAGATCTGGCGCTGACGCTCCAGCAAATCGATGTCGCGTTCGATGATCTTGGCGTTGAACTCGCCGGCCCGCAGAGCCGCCGCAGCTGCTTTGTCAGCTGAACGCTTTTGCGACATGCCCCCGAGGAGCGAAGCGCCAAGTGCTAGGAACTGAAACATCAATCACCTCTACTTGTCGAACGTGTTCATGCGCGGGAAGAGCGCAAGAACTGTTAGTGGCAGCGGCTGGTTCTGTCGCACATAAAGCCCCCAGGGAATTCAATGTCTTTGTCGCCAGTGAACAAAGGCACTGCAGTGTCCATAGCCATGGAACTGTCGCGGAAGTAAATCTCATCCAGCTCACCAGCGCTGTTTCCAACCTCGACACCCACAGTCTCATGCAGGCGAACCGTGATGGCATGCACGCGCTTAGGTTTGCCCTGGCTCGTTCCATCGACAGATCCAGCCTCAATCCGCAGCGTGCGCAGGTTGCTGGTGTAGCCGTAGCCCGCAGCTACAATCGTGCTGCTTGTGTTCAGCGTGACAGCGCCAGACGCTACCACCTCATCAGAATGCACCGCGCCGTTGGCCAGGATCGAAACCGTCTCGCCCTCTAGGTGGAACAAGCCAGACAGGTTAGTTGTGGCCGAGCCGCTGTAAGCCAGGCCGCTATCCACATAGAACGCGCCGGTGGTGACGCTGCCAAAGTCAAACGGCTTCATCAGCTCAATGTAGCGCTTGGTGACGCCGTTGATCGTGCGCTTCACGATCATGTACAGCTCGTCCTCGCCAGTGTCGGTGGGCAAGGACGCAACGCTTTCAACAACAGCCTGGCCGCCGCTAAACGTGCCGCCGATCACATGCTTGTGAAACGCCACAACCTGTTCTTCCCGGCGGTAGGTCATGCCCACCAGGGTGCCATCCGCACGAACCATCCAGATCACACTGTCAGGCTCTTGCTGATAGGCGAACTGCGTGATGCCGCCGGCAGTGATATGCTCGGCCAGGATCGACATGTCTGGCGCTTGGTAGGCGTCCGCATTGATGTCGCCGACGTACTTAAACTCGCGGATCTTGCGCTTGCCGCGCTGCAGAAACAGCGTCACGTCCGCAACCTGCACAGGTTCGATCGTGGCCGTGCCATAGTTCGAATACTTGCGGATCAGCGTGGTGGTCGGTGTCAGCGGCCCGCCATTGGTGGCGGTCACGACGTATTCACCGCCCGAGGTGCCAAGCGTCAGCACACGCGTGGACGACAGATACCGGATGGCATTCACTTGGTTGGACGCGATCGTGTAGATCAGGGCGTCATTGTCAGCCGTGCCAACCGTGAAGTTCAGGTAGTCGCCGTTCTTGGAGAAGAACAGCGTCTGCGGATTGTTGTTGGTGTTCGCAAACATCCAGGCCGCCGATCCAGTGCGCGTCAGCACGCGGATGTCGTAGCTGGGATGCACGATGTACATCGTGTCAGCCGACTGCGCATAGCGCAGGTTAAACAGATCAGCCTCGACATAAGGCGTGCTGATCTCATAGATCGTGTCAGCCGTGCCGCCCGAGGTGTAGGTCGTGAAGTTGGTGGTGTCGATGTCGGCGGCGAAAGCGTCTTTCAGCGTGAACGTGTTGGTGGTCGCGTTGGCAACAATGAAGTTGCGCCCGTTCAGCTGGGTCATGCCACCGACGCTGGTGATGTAGATCTCTTGCCCGTTACTGAAACCATGGGCCGCAGAAGTCACGACGCCAGGGTTGGCCTTCGTCACAGCAGTGATCGTCTTGGCGGAACCCGTCAGAACTTGCAGGCCGTTGCGGTACACCCGCATCGTCTCCTGCCCAAACTCCAGCATGTAAGTGTCAGAGGTTTTGAACTGGAACGGGATCAGCCTAGACTTCACAGCGCTGTTCTTCACCTCGCCCAGGAATTCAGTGCCAGGCCGGCGCTGCACACCGCCATGCGGCATGACCACCATGTTAGTGAGATCCGACAGACCTTGCCGGTATTTCTCAAGAGTGATCTGCCCCTCAAGGCGGGGAGAGATTTCACCGGCTGTGAAGGCGCTAAAGGCTGGTGCAGCTCTCGCCATCAGAACCTCGATTCGATGAAGTCGCTGGCTTCCAGCTTCTGAGGTGCGCCCTCGGTCGCATCAATGAACCGAGCCTCGCGGATCTTTTCGTCGTACATCGCGCTGACCAGCTGCACGACAGTGGTCGAGCCGGTGACCGCGTAGGCGATCTCCATGGCCAGACGCGCTGCGATCGTCTCAATCAGCGTTGCATCATATTCGTTGGGATCGGTCACGCGTGCGATATATTTGATCCGCACAGTGCCTTCGTCCGTAAGAAGCTTACGCCCCTCAATGACAAACACCGGGCCGCCTCTGTTCGAGAACATGTTGTCCTGCGGGTAGGACATCGACCCATTCGAAAACTCCAGCACGCGCAGGCAGTACGGCTCGGTCGGCAGCGGGTATTGGTAGGTATATCCAAAGGCCGGAGCTGTCGTCTCTTGCGCCAGCTCAGCACGGCGGATCAGGCAATTCCAGGGATGTGAGCGGAAGACAGCATCACGCGCATTCGAGTAGCGCTGGTTGACCAGGCGTCCAGCCTTGCTGTTCTCATCAAGGGCGGAGATATTAGATGCCCCGATCATGTTGAGCGCGTAGTTCGCAATATCAACTGTGCTGGTCATCGGAGCGCCCCTTGTGGTGGTAGGGGGCGGTTGTGCCGCCCCCTAAGTAGGATCAATCGACCGAGTACATGATCGTCACTTCGATCGTGCCGGTGCCAGCGGCACCGCCCATGGTCGCAGTCACGGTCATGCCGTTGGCGTTTGCGTCAACTTCCGAAC